GCCACTGGGGCAACCGGTGCAACTGGTGCTACTGGCGCAACCGGAGCGCAAGGCCCACAAGGAGACACTGGCCCACAAGGCCCACAAGGTTCATCCGGAGGGGATATTGTTACGGACACCTCGCCCCAGCTTGGAGGATCGCTTGATGTTAATGGGCAGGATATTGTCTCAGTATCAAATGGTAACATCACTCTCACACCAAATGGAGCTGGGGTCGTTAGGATAGATGGATCTACTGGTGTGGATATATCCCAGGGAGCGATATCGATAAAGAATGGTGGAGCGCAGTCTTATGTACGGTTCTACTGCGAAAGCTCAAACGCTCACTATGCACAACTACAGGCACCGGCTCACAGTGCATTCAGTGGAAACATAACTTTAACCCTACCAGCTACAGCCGGAACAATAGCTTTAACGACAGACATAGCCGATGAGGCTACGGCTCTAAGCATCGCCTTGGGTTAGTAAAGGAGAAGAAATATGGCAAACACATTCCGTTCTGTAAGTCATGACGTGATGCCAGCTAGCGCTGGAACACCTGAGGACTTATACCAAACACCAGGGAGTACGACTACAGTAGTCATCGGATTGATGATTGCTAACGTGCATACGTCACAAGTAACATTTAGTGTTAAAAAGGTTTCAACAACATCAGGGGGCGGTCGATCAGCTACGAACACAACAACCTTTCTACAAAAAGATGTACCAATTGCTGTAGGTGAGAGCAAACAATGCTTGGTAGGTGGCAAACAAGTTTTAGAAACGGGCGATAAAATCCAGATAGATTGTAGTGTCGCAGACAAAGTATCGGTCACGATGTCGATAATGGAGATTACAGCATGAGCGAGTATAGTATAGGAAAACAAGCGGATGGCACTAGCTATGAGCCAGTTATTCGCCAAGTAGAAAACACAATAAATAATTCATTCACAATAGACGCAACGAATAATGCAGTGGTCGCTGGGCCGATAACAATCGGTGCTACTGCAACAGTAACTGTGTCAGGGATATTGGTGGTCGTATGAGCAAAATAGAAGTAGATGAAGTAGTCAATCAGTCTGGTGATAATGACAGTGGTATTGACCTAACTACAAATGACCAGATTGGATTTAAGATAGCAAACGCTAGTAAGTGGACACTTAATTCTTCTGGTAACTTATTTCCAGCATCAACCTCACAAGGCATAGTTCTTGGCGCAACATCTGATACATCAGCAAATCGGCTTGATGACTATGAAGAAGGAACATGGACACCTACACTCTCCTCTGGTGGTAGTTCTACTTATGACAATGCTCATGGTCGATATACTAAAATAGGAAGATTTGTTGCTTGTCATTTTACTTTGGAAATAGGAGATACTTTTGCAGGAGGAACAACGGCATATCTGATAGGTGGGCTTCCTTTTGCTCGTGCTAATGGAACTAACGATCCAAGTGGGTCTGGATTTGCTCACTACTTTGAGAACATTTCACAGAACACAAACAATCTTACATTTCGTGTAGATAGTGGTCAATCAGTTATGTATATATCTGGAAGGGGAGGTGACTATTCAGGTCTGTATGTTAATCACAATGTTCTACAAGCACAGGCAAATGTATATGGTTCTGTGTTTTACTACACAAATACTTAGGAGGAGATAATGGCAATAACAAAAGAATTAGTACAAGACCAAATAGAAGTTATCGGTGACTTTAAACACATACAAGTTCGAACAGCAACAATAATAAAAGAGGATGGTAAAGAAATATCACGTTCCTACCATCGCCATGTTATAGCACCAAATGACGATAGCACAAATGAGAGTGCTGATGTTAAAGCGATGGTGGCACATTTTCACACAGATGCAATTAAAAAGGCGCATGCTGACCACACAGCAAAACAGGTAAGTTAAAATGACCTCAACATTAAAAACCGACAAAATCGAAGGAGTGACCGCAAGCGGTACTGTGCAGATGCCAGAGGGTTCTGTAATCCAAGTTAAAAAAGCATATTACGGAGCAAATAGTGGTTTATATAATACTGCGTCATATACCCATGTTTCTCCTTATGATGTAACAATTACACCGAAATTTGCAAATAGCTTGATGCGAGTTACATGGTATGGACAACAAAATTGCTATACTAATGGTAGTCAAGAAAATCCTTATTGTTACTATGCGTTTTATCAAGACAGTACAATAGTTTCAAATCACAATATTTCATATGGTGGGAGCGGTTATATTCAAATGATAGGTGGCTCTGGTTCTAGTGGCTTTGGACAATCTTTACAAACTGTCGTAACTGATATTCTAAGTGCTGGTAGCACAAGTTCAAGAACATACAAACTATATGTAAAAGTAGATAGCACCCATCATTTTGTAAATATGACGGCAGTTTGTGCAAGATATATGATTGTTGAGGAGATAGCCCAATGAGTACACTCAAAGTCGATACAATACAGGGTAAAACAACGGCTGGTACTGTGGCTATGCCAGCTGGTCATGTTATACAAACAATTACGAGTGAAACGTCTAGCGAAATCACTACAACTAACACATCATTCGTAGCAAGTGGTCATATTGTATCAATTACACCTAAATTTTCAAACAGCAAAATAATAATTTCTTTAACGGGTGCTTATCAAACTTGGGGTACTCAAGCTCCATTAAGTACAGTAAATTTGTATAGACAACTAACGGGTGGGAGTTATACGTCAGTTGTAAGGTTACAATATTTAACTATGAATTCGACTTATGGAATAAATCATTCATCAATGTACATAGACACTTCGCACAACACAACAAGTGCTATAAATTATCAACCTTATATAAAAGTAAATCAGGGTCAATATTGGTATAATTATGACCAGCCTGTGTTTCTTACTGCAATGGAGATAAAACAATGACAACAATATCACAAGCATTAAATAGTTTAGGAATTAAAGAATGGGTTTATAGAGGTAATGAAGCAACCTCAGAGGCAGAGTTTAATGAGAGGTTTAGAAAGGTTGTTGGTTCTAAAGACGGAACAGCTATTGAAAGCTCAGACCCAAAAGATTTTGGTACTACATGGAAAGCTGTAAACGATAAAAAGACAGAGCTAGTCAATGCAGAGCCTATGCGATTGCTTAGAGTTGAGAGAGATAGATTGCTTGCTGAAACAGATTGGATGGCAAACTCTGATGTAACTCTTGCAGATAACTGGAAAACCTATCGACAAGCATTGCGTGATTTGCCAAGTGGTGCATCACCAAAGCTATCAGCCGATGGTTCGCTAGATATGTCTTCTGTGACCTTTCCAACAAAACCGAGCTAAGATGACTAAGCAGGACATAAACGCAATACTGATGGAGCTGAGTGTTCTGAAGAATGATATGTATCACTTTCGCCAGGATATGGAACGCAGAGTTTCTCGGCTAGAGAAGATCGTCATATCGATTACTGCCTTTTATGTGATCAGTTCTTTCGGTGTAATCTTCAATACCATAGTGTTATAAAACCTAGATGTTTGATCCAGCTACCATAACAGTTGCGGTCAGCACGGCAACCTCGGCATTCAACGCAATCAAGCGCGCCATGGACGCTGGCAGAGAAATCGAAAGTGTCAGCAAAGATCTTAACCGTTGGATGAGTGCGGTGTCCGATGTGGACAATCTGAAGAAACAAGCTGAGAACCCTACCTTCTTTAGAAAGATACTGTCCGGTAATCAGATAGAGCAAATGGCATTTGAAAGCATTCAGGCAAAGAAGTCTCTGGAGGATCAGAGAGCGACCCTCAAAAATTATATCATGTTCAAGATGGGTACTCGCTATTGGGATGACCTCCTTGCAGAAGAAGGACGCTTGAGAAAATTAAGAGCGGAGCAAGTGTATGCCAAACAACAACTCAAAGAAAAAATTATTATGTACTCTGCTGTCTCTGCGTGTGTCCTTGTTGGCAGTGCCATTCTTTATTATTTCACTTATGGGCTTGTCCTCCTCGATCGAGGTGAAATCGGCTGAACACTACGAAAGGAAAACCTATGATTATAAACTTGATACGAAACGCTTGGACAATGGTGGCAAGACTATTTGCCGGCTTGCTCGGAGGATCAAAAACAAAAGCCCCGGCAGAAACCTACAAGAATA